TACTCCGGAATAATCCAGAGTTAGTAGCATACTTCCACGAATATTGTAAGAGATCGGGTTCAACCGGTCTCTGAAAATCTTTCTTGGAAGCAGGTCAGTTAGTGATAGAAGGAGCGAAATTGCTTGGGAAACCCAAGGATAATTTCGTTCCCTGTCACAAAGGTTCATGGTCAGGAGGTCTCGGTCAGCTTTCTTTTAAAGAGGAAGCTGCTGGGAAACTTAGAATTTTTGCGATAGTCGATTCATGAACTCAATCTTTGTTAAGACCATTACACGATTCTCTCTTTGAGTTATTAAAGAGGATTCCGAATGATGGTACTTTTAATCAAGATGAGTCAGTAGCTCGCTCTAAATCTAAGGCTTTGAGAACTAATTGTTCTTGGAGCTATGATTTAACAGCAGCTACTGATCGACTTCCAATTATATTCCAATCTGCTCTGCTCGATCGAATTGTTCCTGGGAAACTAGGAAATTCGTGGGCAGGGCTCCTAGTTATGCGAGATTATTATTATGATCTCACTAACTACGGAGGGGATATAGGTAAGGTTCGATACACTGTAGGTCAACCTATGGGAGCATTATCATCGTGAGCCATGTTAGCCCTAACTCATCATTTTCTTTTACAATACTCTTCTTTCCTTCTGGGAAAGAGAGGTTGGAATGAAGATTATGAGATATTAGGTGATGACTTGGTAATATTCGATCCTTTTCTGGCTCAGAAATACCTAGAAGTTATGAAGATGATTGGAATGGAGATTAATCTCTCTAAATCCATCAGTTCACCTTCTAAGGCTACTTTTGAGTTTGCGAAAAGGATGGTGGTTAATAACAAGAATGTTTCTGCAATAAGTTTTAAACAATTTATTGCGGAAAGATCGGTTGGTGCTCGGGTTGCAAATATTTTATATTTTGCCAACTTGGGACTAATCCGAAGTAATTCTATCTTATCAATATTGCTTAGTCGATTTGGTAAGGTTAGAGATCTTAAGGATCTCTATGTACCTTCTCTATCCCTATTAGGAAGTCTTTTTAAACAAAAAAGAATTTCTCTGAAGGATATTTTTACTGTACTGATTGATATCAATAACGATGAATTCTCGTGAGAGGATTCACCTGTTAAGATTCCAATTCAGTCTTTATTAACAGAAGAGAAGGCCCTTCTCAATGACCCAGAACATGAGTTAACACTCAAAGATTCTGATACTCGAGACGAGTATTATAAGGAAATGAGAGGGGATATTGCCGCGATAGTGCTGCAGACTGCCTTAGCGAAGGCGAAGGGTTTTGAAAATCAATGGAATGACCTATCTTTTGGTCATTTCCTTTGAGGCTCTTGGCCCGATTCCTACGCTAAATTGGATCCTCTCTTTAAGATTCAAGTGGACGGATGACTACATAATGCTATAATGGCATATGAGTCGTTTGATCCGACAGAACTTTTGGAGGAGATCGAAGACACCCTTTATGAACATGCTAAGCATAACCATGTGTCGGTCTCTGATGCTCTAGTCTATTTAGATAGAATAGAGTCAGCGATTAGACGATGGGATATAAAGGAACCTTCCAGAATTGAACACTCTGGTTTGGTTTCTCCCATTTTTGGTTATCTTATCCGTTCATTTAAGGGTGGGACAGGTCTGGG